TATCAAATTTAACAATAGCGCCCTCCGTAACTTCGGACATATCCGCTGGCCTAAATAAGTCAGGGTCGCCGTAATCAAAGTCAAGGGCTACGCCTAAAGTTAAAGAGCCTTCTGCCCGTATAAAAGCGTCTATCTTGCGTACTGTTTTTCTTACTAACGGATCTCCCATGTCCATATATGGGGTCTCATAAATAGCTACAATGTCACTGCCGGCAAAGTCGTGTGTACCGTCAGTGCTGGAAGCAAACTCTTGCCTGTACACTATGCCGTCGTGGTCGCCGTGAATAACGTATTCGTCACTGCCTAAGTAACCATGTGCAGTACAGTTGGCTCGTATGCCTTGCAGTCTTCCCCACTCCCATCCTACTTGTTTATCCGCAGTACGCAAACCGCCGATAAATCCTTCCGAATCCGCCACAGAAACATCTGTAGGAGTAGCTTTGTTCAAGAAGTATCTTACCTGACTCTTAGAAGGCACGACTACCGACACTAATCTGCTTAAGTCGTAAGTCTCTCTTAGATGTATAAGGTCACTTTGTATACTTTTAGATAGCGACTCTAACTCTAAGTCTCCTATCCTTGAAGTACCCGCAACAGGCCTAAAGCCGTCTTGGGATAAGAATATAAGGTCGCCGCCAAGTTCTACTATGCTGTCTGGGGCTATACAACCTAAATTGTTAGTTACGTTTTCTAGTACAAGATCTGTGCCAGACAACGATATTTTTTTAATTGCCTTTACGCCAAAGACGTATAAGTCATTTCTAAACGGCTTTATGTTAACTACGTCCATTTCTGTAGTAACTACAGCGCCGCCTGTAGCAAAGCTTTCTACTGTACCGCTGACGCTGGCGGATACAGAACCCGTAGATTCATTTGTTGTTTGGTCTCCCGCTATAAACAAAATTTGTTTAAAGTAAGCAGAAGCGACAGGCGCGTTTATTGCGTTAGCACCACCAAAGCCATCCTTATCTCCGCTACTAGCCAATGGAGGCTCTGAGCTAGTACCAGCGCCATTTGCCGCTCCTGTACTAACCAATTGCTCAAATGTGTGGCCGTTTGCGTCACTATAGTATATTACTGCAGGGTTTATGCCGTCAGTTATACAAACTTTGTTTCCGTCACCGTCGTTAAACTGAGTAATATGCAGATTAGTTATGCCTACACCCGTACTAAACTGTAGCCTAGTATTGTTGCTTATAGTCTTAGCGGTGGCTATAACTATGTTTCCGCTATCCGATCTGCCCGTGGACACTGCTTCAAAAACGTGATCGCCAGAGCTGTCTACTGCACTCATTGTCATCGACGTTGTTATTGTGCTGCTAACCTCGTCTATAGTAACCGTAGTGCTACTAGAAGGAGACGTATTGTTTACTCTAGCAGTAGGGCCAAAAGCCATAACACTAGGGCGATATTTTTTACTGTCTTGGGTGTTTACCTTAGCGTTGTCCGATATTAGCACCCAAGAGTCGTTTGCTCGATACTGATAAAAAGAGTAGTACCCCGAACTGGCTACTTGTCTAGCTGCAATTATGCTTGTTCCTTGACTATACTGATTAACGTACACAAAAACACCAAGGACGGGGCCGGTTCCGGGAAGCGTAGAGTTTTGAGTAGCGGTGTTACTGTTCCCTGCACCGTTAGAAAGGGCGTACCCTTCTATTCTACGATAGCCACCAAACTCGCCTACTTCAAAATTAACTAACCTAGAAGCAGTGCCTTCTTTGCCGTCCGATAGCGCTAGATGATTCTCAGAGTTATCTAGACCACCTTCGCATATAATAGTCTGTTGTTGAGTTTGCTCTGGCACTATTCTAGAACCTGTCTGCTACTTGAACACCTATCTTGCCGCCGCCGAATTGTACGCGACGGTCAGTAACTCTCTCGTATGTATTAACTAACTGACTTTGCATTTCTTTTATGCCTTGCTGAAAATTCATTAACGCTAATTGGGCAGCGTCCATGTTTTCTTTAAATACAAACATAAAATGCACAGCACCGTCTATTATAACGTGTGCAAAATGATCTGGTATTCGGGTGGTAGAAGTAGCATTCTGTAACCTGTCTGGGATTCTGTAGTAATTATACTTTAAGCTGTACGCTTTATCGGGTGTAGGAGTAACACCAAAGTATAAATCTTGAGCGTCGGAACTCCCTACTCCATGTGCCATAAAGACAAAATCAGGTATTCCTCTACCAGTTGACGCTGAATTATCGTCTGTATCTCTGTATAAATTATAGTACTCGTCTCTTTCTATTTTTCTTAGCGTCTTAAAATTAGCGCCAAGCGTGTCGTTTTTTTGTATCTGAAAAGAATTAAAATCTGCAGTTTTAAAATTGACAGGAAAAACATAATTTTCTGTCCCTGCTACAAGCGTTGCTGTAACTGAAGCGGCGTTATACGGCCACTCATACTCTGCAGAATTTATTTTGTCAATAGAATGTTGCACAGAATCTTTAACTGCTGCGTGTAGTCCTGTAGCGGAGTCAAAATCAGAAGAAGAAAACTCTACTTCGTTTATGCGCCGCAGTACATTATTGCAAAGATCTAAATACGTTAAAGCCATAATAACACTCTATAAAAATTAGAAGAAAGTGGGCCAGCGAACCAGCCCACGATCTAAGTCACACCAAGTTACGAGCCGATAGCTGCGATTCCGGGCGCTAATTTAGCGTCAACTGGAATACATACTACGAGGATTCGTAACACACCTGTTGAAGGTGCAGTAGTTACTGCCTGCATTTCAAGATCAACAGTGTCTGCTGCCGCAGTTACAAAAACACCTGAAGCACCCGCAGTGCCAGTACTAAAGTACGAGCCTGCAGCAGAGTCTTCAAGGTCTACTACGTTACAAAAAGAGGTAACAATACCTCCACTACCTGTAACACCTAAGTTCCAAGTAGTACCGTCAGCAGAGCCATCAAAAGCTGTAGTAACTTCGATTGCACCTGCTAAGATCATAGTGTTAGCTGGAACGTCAATAGATTGCACGATGTCGCCAGCAACTAAGGCAGAGCCTTTAGCAGCTTTAACAACGGCCATATCTACACTTGCTTCCAAGACGAAAACGCCTTGTCCAGTTTGCACAGGGTGAGTGCCTGCATTAATGTTTGTTGCTTGGTCAAAAGTAGCCATTAGTCAGTTCTCCTTATGCTGTTGCAGCTAAATGATAACGAGCAGTAACAATAGATTCTGGTCGAAGAATCTTGCGCCCGTAGAGTTGCATACCGCGAACAATGTCAGAAAAACTGTCAGGGTCACGATAAGTTTCGGTTTTGTCGATCTGCTGGGCAGTTGCTGCCGCAGAAGAATGACCTGCAATGATAACGCCTAAGTTAGAGCTATTAGTAGTATCATTTGCAGTAGCTGGACCAGTGCCTAAGAAAGGCAAGTTATTAGACATATAAACTTTAAAGCCACGGATTAAACCGTCACCAACACGGCCATTACGGATTACGCCGTCGCCCATGCTCAAGTTAAAGTCTGCACTAATAAACTTAGAGGTTTCGCCCATTAATTTCTCAAAAAACACAGGGTCAGCAACAAACCAACGGTCTGCAGTGTCGATGTTGTTAACATCCATAATACGAGCCATACGGTTTAACAAGTCTAACGGAGTAGCACTGCCGCCAACAGAAGCAGTTTGGCTTAATGGGATGCCTTTGTCAGCATCAGAGCCAACACCAAAGTCTACTACGCTTAACTTATTAGCCGCCAACAATTCATCAGTACCAGCAGAAGTGCTTGCCACAGTGCCGTTAACAGTAGAGTTAACAGAGTAAGTGCCGTCAGCCGCTTGTACAAAGCCTGACATATAGCTTAAAACGTCAGCGTCAAAAGTGTCACGCAATTTGTAACCTGCACGATCTGTTGCTAGATCCATGAAGTTAACGTGTGAGTGAGCAGTTTCGATGTCGTCCATTTTGAAGCTAAAGTAGTTAGCTTGGTCAATGTTTAATGAAAACTCGCTGTCTTCTAGATCTTGAGTTTGGATCTGAGTACCACGAGCGTAAGTGTTAACACTGATTTCAGGTTCTTTGATGATTTTGACAGAGTCGCCAAAATTAGCAATTTCACCCATGTAATCGGTGTTCGTGATGTCTTCTACAACAGAAGACTTGCGAAAGGCTTTTTGGACCTTCTGCGAATAAATGACGGGCGAAAAGTTACCATTAGGTAAATTGCCGTGACCCGCTGCTTTATTAAATGCCATGATTATTTCTCCTTAATAGAAATTAGATGTGGGCATCGTTATAAACGCAAAAGGTAACTTACGAAGGGCTGAATGTATCAAGGTGTCCTCATAGAGGGGCTATCTAATTCAGGTAACTCACGCCGTTATTCTTTTGGTTAAAAGGCAATAGACAAAGTAGGCCGAAGCGGTCTGTCTGTTGCAGTGGGATACGACTACCTAGCCGCACCCGAAACGTCATACTCGAATCTGCCAGAGCGAATGGCATCTTCGATTTCTTTTTCATACTGGTCAAATTCCTGACCGCTTAAAGCCGATACTTTAGACTCGCTCCATGT